CAAAAAGATATCGACTCCGAAGAAATCGTTGATGGTTTAGTTGACCTTTGTGTAGTGGCAATCGGTACTCTTGATGCCTTCGGAGTCGATCCTTATAAAGCTTGGGACACAGTTCTCGAAGCAAACATGGCCAAAGAACCTGGTATTAAGGTAGGCAGGCCAAACCCACTAGGATTACCTGATCTAATGAAACCTGAAGGATGGACGGCTCCATCCCATGAAGGGAATCACGGTATCCTACCGACATTAAAAGGAGAATAAAATAATGTTAAAAGAAGTATTAGTAAAAGCTTTGGTATCAAAGTATGAATCTGCTATTGCAGTACATTCAGCAAATATCATGGTGATGCTTGAGAATGGAGTAGGTGTAGCAGAACATCCTGGTATTATTGAAACGATTGATGGAGAAGTTGGCCTGCTCGCGGAAGCTGAAGATAAGTTATCAACAGTTAGACGCTTTGCGGCTACAGTTCCGCCAAAAGTTGTATAAATTGTGATTCTAGTTACGGTTCTCCTTATATATAATTTTGTATGTAACATTTGTGTAACATATAAGCAACAAAGGAGAAACAATGAAATATCTTAAGAAACATTGGAAGAAATTCGACCACATGATGAAAAGAAGCAGAATTCAGAGAGTAATTCGTAAATTTATCAAATAACCATTGACATTCATAAAGAACTGTTGTATAATTGTACTATAAATTAAATAAAGGTTTACATCATGGCATATTATGAAAAGGTTAACACAAACCTTAAATTGAAACTGATGGCAGACTGCGTTGTTGAAAACCACCCAGTCTATAAAGAAAGTCCTTTCCGTGAGGCTGTTCTACAACGGCCCGCGGATTTTAATCTAGAACATTTAATAGAACAATCGTTCGCTCTCTGCTCAAATGGTCTATACGAATTCAACGACGGTATCCACGAAGACTTCACAGATGAATCTGAATCCAAAACGGGTACATTACACCTATCGGCCAAGAGCAGTTCAGCCGAACTCACAAGCGTAAGATCTCATGACGGTGTCTTAAAGAAAGGTGCTATCCGAGCGGTTGTTGTTAACCCTGACTTAGAAAAATTACATTACTTCTTTATACCAAAAGCCGTTGTAAAAACTATGATGACAACAAAGGAAGACAAACCAAAAGTTAATCGTTCTTTATGGCTTCGTTACAATAGTAAGAAAAAACTATTTACATCCGTAGAAAAGTATGGTATAATAGAACATAACAATTTAAAAGACGTTGCTATGGAAAAAAACCGATGAGTATACGAAGTTCCTGTTGACATTATCAAGAATCTTTGATATAATAGTAGTATATTAAATTATGGAGAATAATTATGGCAGTACCATTTAAATACATTGATGACGGAAGATATTATGGCATGGCAAAGGATTCTACTGTAGTATGGAAACCTAAGATATATCCTGCTGATAAGTTTGACTATGATAAGGCTAAAGCTAGAGTAGCAGACATGAAAGAAAAGAATAACAAGAAAGGCCTTGAAACAATGGCACGAAACTTCGAAAGAGTCTGCAAAGATAATCCAGGCGTATTTGATCATTTCTTAGAGTTACTAAAATAACCATTGACAAACCAGTCAAATTGTGTTATAATACATTTTTTATTATGGAGTCTATATGACAAAAGAACCACCATCCACTCAGCCCAACCCAGTCTCGGTTGATGTTCTACAAGAATGTATTCAGTTACAGTTGAAGAAGTCTAAAGATTATCAAAATCCGAACTCTACAGTTCAGCAAGCAGATTATTATCCGAACGGTATTATAACTATCCATGACATTATGCACGCTAAAATGCTACGTATGAAGTCAGTGATGGATGCAATGCAGTCAGATGATTATACCCCTAACTTTGAATCACTTGAAGATTCAGCAAAAGATTTGATTAACTACTCAAGTTTCTTTGTTGCATATTGTCGTCAAGGTATTAAAGGTCAGGATTTTACTAAAAATGTATTTAACAGGAGTACTAAATAATGAGTAATGTGATATTACCGTCTTCACCTGAAGACTTGAAACGAATCCGTGGTTGCATGGAAGAAATGAGTAATTCTTATACAAGAATGGCAGCAGAACGTGATTTTCAGAAAGAAGCAATTAATGCCTTAGCCGACGAAGTGGAAGTACCCAAAAGTATTCTACGCAAAGCGGCTCGAGCTTATCATAATCAAAACGTTTCAGATCTAATTGGCGAAGTATCTGATATTGAAGCACTGTTGGAAGCAATCTAATGAAATGCACGAATGATATCAGAGCAGACCTAATCGAGAAATATCTTGCAGAAGATTTTATCATTGATAGGACAGGCGCAAAAACTATTGAAGTTCTTGGTGAATCATTTGTTGCTACTGAAGATTGGATTATCCGAAAACCAGCATATAAGTACATTGAACGAGAACTAGAATGGTACGAGTCTCAATCCTTATATGTTGATGATATTCCTGGAGAGACACCGCAGATTTGGAAAGATATATCTTCTAATGAAGGTAAGATCAATTCTAACTATGGTTGGTGCATATTCTCTCCAGACAATGGTGACCAATATAAACACGTTCTTCGTGAATTGAGAAACAATCCAAACTCTCGACGTGCAGTGATGCTATATAACAGACCGTCTATGCACTTGGATTTCAGTCGCAATGGAATGAACGATTTCATGTGTACTTATTCTAATACATTTATGATTAGAGATGGTTGTTTGATTTCGCATTACCTGATGCGTTCTAACGATGCAGTGTTTGGCTATAACAATGATGTAGCTTGGGCTAAGTATGTTCAACGTAAGTTGGCCGATGACCTTGGCGTGGCTTGTGGTGATCTGATATGGACTGCTTCTAATCTTCATGTATATGAAAGGCATTTCAGTTTAATTGAAGAACTAATCAATGCTCCGAGCGATGATTGGGACGAGAACTAATCAATGCTTAATGATACTTGGGATAAACGATTCTTAGCTGTAGCAAAAGAAATCTCTACTTGGTCAAAAGATCCTAGTAAAAAAATTGGTGCAATTATTGTTAAAGATAAGCGTATCCTTGCTACGGGTTATAACGGTTTTCCTAAAGGTATTGATGACAGCACTGAACGATATGAGAACAGGGAAGTTAAGTACGAATTGGTTGTTCATGCTGAAATGAATGCAATTTACAACGCAGCTGCTAATGGTATCTCTTGTAAAGACGCAACATTATATGTTTATGGATTACCCGTTTGTTCTAACTGCGCCAAAGGAATTGTTCAGACGGGCATAAATAGAATTGTAATGGATGCAACAGATGTTCCACAAAGATGGATAGATTCGTTTGATAAAACAAAAGATATGTTTGACGAGGTTGGTATAGCATGGAGTTTAACCATGATTAAGAGATTGGAGTTTAACCAGTGATTAAGAGATTAGTTACGGACATAGACGGTGTAATGACTGATGGTGGATTCTACTATACCCAAGATGGTAAAGTAATGAAGAAGTTCGGTCCGCACGATAATGATGGCATTAAGATGTTGGCTGCGGCTGGTATCAAGACATATGCAATCACTGCGGATAAACGTGGATTCTTTATTACAGAAAAACGCCTTAACGATATGAATGTTCCTATCAAGTTAGTTTCAGAATCTGAAAGGCTTGATTACATTCAATCGGAATTTGGTTTTGAAGGTACAGCATTTGTCGGTGACGGATGGCACGATGCAGAATCATTACAACAATGCGAATTAGGTTTCGCTCCTTATAACGCAACAGATCGTGCAAAACATTATGCTGACCACATAGTACCTTGTAATGGTGGTGAAGGTGTATTATTGCATGTTGCACTAACTATATTAAACAGGTCCCCTATATTATGAAAAAGATTTTTGAAGAAATAGAAGCAATGTACGAAGGTACGAAAGGTCTCGAAGGATACATCACTGCTCTAGAAGGAGCATATGTTGCTAAGAAACCAATCATCGGTATTGGTGCAGGTCGTATGGGTTATTCTTTACGTGCTCACATTATGCGTCTATCACACATTGGATACGACACATGGTTCATCGGCGATACAACACTCCCACGAATTGACAGTAATTCAGTAGTTGTAATTAACAGCTCATCAGGCGAGACTCCAACGAACATACTATATGCTGAACAGGCACGAGCTGCAGGTTCATATATAATTACCATCACTTGTAACAAAACTAGTACTATTGCTATGTTAAGTGATTTGGTCGTTGAGACTCCTACATTAGAATCTCATCAGTTGATGAAAACTATTTACGAACAATATTCATATATACTATTTGACTATGTAACTGAATCAGTTGTTTCTAATTTAGAACTTGACAGAGACATTATAACACATAACCATTCAATTTTGGAGTAACCTATGAAAATACTAGAACCAACCTTTTCCGCGTCAGTCGTATGTACTGATCCTTTAAACACTCAACGTGATATTGCTGAACTACAGGCAATGGGCCATAAGTATCTACACATTGATATTATGGACGGTCATTATGTTCCACGTTTAGGAATCTTTCCTGAGATATGTCAACGTATCGCTACAGAGTTTCCTGATATGTTACAAGACTGTCATATCATGTGTGAAGACCCAGAGTTTGTCATTGACCAATTTAGTGGTATTGATAATATCACAACCTTTACTTTCCATATTGATGGGAACGAAGCAAACTCAGTAAGAATCATTGACAAGATCCGTAAACTAGGTAAGACCGCAGGTGTTGCTTTGAATATGGGTTCTAACATGGAGTCTACAATTCAGTTAGTAAAATATCTTGACCTTGACTTTGTATTGTTCTTAGGTATCCATCCAGGTGTATTAGACCAAGTATCTAAACCTGCAGTACTTGCAGCAAAGATCATTGAGTTCAAAGAAAGATTAATCGCAGAAGGTATTAACCCTGACACATGCACAATTCAAGTTGACGGTGCAGTATCGTTTGACACTATTCCTGAACTTAAGAAAGCAGGTGCAACATTCTTTGTAGGTGGTTCATCCACAATTTACAAGAAGCCTTTCACTGTCGCGGAGAACAGTGCTGCAATTAAGGAGCATATGCATGTATAAGGTAGTTATTCCATCAGCAGGTATTGGGTCAAGAATTGGCCCTTATACTAAATTTATGAATAAAGCGTTGGTGACAATTAATAATAAACCAGCAATCGCTCATATCATTGATAACTTTCCTGATGCAGAAGAAATTATTATCTTACTCGGTTACAAAGGCGATTACGTTCGTCAGGTAGTCACTGCATTCTTTCCTGAGAGAAACATAAAGTTTATTCAAGTGGATAATTGGGAGGGCAAAGGAGCAGGCCTTGGATACACTTTAAACTGCGCCAAAAAGAGCCTGCAGTGTCCATTCATATTTGTTTCTAACGATACTGTTATTCCTAATGATCGCTGTAATTTAGATCCTTCTGAAATGTCAAAGTTTGGTAATTGGATGGGATATAACAAAGTCCAAGGAGATACAACTCAATACCGTACATTAAGTGTTGTATACGATAAAGGAACTTGTCAATATAAGGTCGGAAACATTAATGCGAAAGGAGTCGAGAACGACGGTAATGTCTACATTGGTATTGCTGGTATTCAAGATTTTCATAAGTTCTGGCAGGACATGGAAAGCCCTCAAGCAGTGTCTATGGGTGAGTCGTACGGGATGCAAGGTCTATCAAATGTAAGAGCCATTGAATTTAAATCATGGTGTGATATTGGTAATATGGAATCTCTTAGAAAGACAAGAGAAACATTAGACGAACATGAATTTAATATTCTCGAAAAAGAAAACGAAGCAATCTGGTTTAAAGACGGTCAAGTAATTAAGTTCTCAATTGATGAAACCTTTATATCAGATCGTATTAAAAGATTAGAAGTTCTCGATAAAGATTTGTTTCCAAAGATTACGTATTCAGATACTAACTTGTATGTCTATGATATGATTGAAGGTGGTCTGCTTAGTAGTAAAATAAGCGAACCTGTAATGAATCATGTATTAGATTCTATTAATGCAAAGATGTGGCAACCTAATCTAACAGATGCAACACCAGAACTTATTGCTTCTTGTTATGATTTCTACAAAACAAAGACACAAGACCGTGTCGATCTGTTTCATAGCAAATACGAAGTAATGGATCAAGCAGGCAAAATTAACGGAATTGAAGTTCCAACTGTTCAGGCTTTGCTTGATGGTATTAATTGGGATATGCTTTGTGATGATCCTTATGCTACTGCGTTTCATGGTGATTTCCATAACGAAAATATTTTGATTGATTCTAACGGCGATCCTATTCTAATTGATTGGAGACAAAACTTTGGTAAAGGTAATCTTGAAATAGGCGATGCTTATTATGACCTTGCTAAATTCAATCATGGATTGATTGTTTCTCATGGGATGGTTCATCGTGATCTGTTTAGTGTTGATTATTCTGACTCAAAGAATGTCACTGTTGATATTCATCGTCCTTCTATCTTGGTGGATGCTGAGCAAGATTATTATAAATGGCTAAATAATAATAGATTCGACATTGAAAGAGTCAAGATTTTAACGGCGTTGATATACTTAAACGTTGCTGCGTTACACGAATTTCCATATTCAATGTATCTGTACTATCTTGGCAAAAGACTTCTACATAAATGGGGGACGAATAGTGAATATTGTAATTGGTAAGATCGGTCGCTCGATCTACTTTAACGAAAAAAATCGTAGTATGACAGCAGGCGATGAAGAAGCGCCTATGATGTATACTATGTTGGCAGAACGCCATCCTGAACATAACTTTTATTTACTTGGTCGTTCGGATCTAACAAGGATTCGCCAAAAAGAAAATACTGATACATTAGGATCTTTCTTTGGAGAGGAACCTGAATCTAAAGTACCAAGTAATATTATAGATCTATTTGAAGATTGGGATAAGAAAGCAAATGATGCTGCAGGTATTGCTATTCATGATTGGTTATTAACTAAACTTGATAATATGAATCTACAGTTTGATCTAGGTCTTATCTATTACGGTCCAATGCCTAATGTTGGTATTTCTAATAAAGGTATTATGCGACTTGATGGAACTGGGCCAGCAAAATCTTTGGAAATGTTTGAAAACTATTATGCACCGATTATGCACGTTCTAAATATTCGTCAAACTCCTTGGATTGGTTTGTGTGGAGATCCTAAATACGTTCCTTCTATCGCAAGAGATATATTGAATGAACCTAAGGTTGTAATGAGTCAAACAGAAGGCAAGTTCAAAACAAAAAGAATTACTGCTTATGACGATTCTTTGAATAGAATAGATGTTGACGAAGATCACAGGTATTCCGCAATCGAAACAATCTTTATGCTTAATGAAAAGAAAGTTGATTGGAGAGATATAGATAAGGATATCCTGTTCACTATTGGTTTGAATGGTGGTCAATCTCGAGACGGATTTATTAAAGATTGGTTTCTTGATAAAGGACGTACCGATGTTAAAGTATATGGAAAATGGGCTGAAGAATTTACGACTCAGTATCCACATATGTTTGAAGAAAAAAGAATTGCTGAAGTGGAAGATGAATTTTATAGAACAAAATATACAATCATTCCACCACCGCATCAACCCACAGGTAACTTTGTCACTCAGAAATTTTGGAAGATGATCGTATACGGTATCATTCCATTCTTTCATCCAGGATACGATACTGAAAGTATTTTACCGATACCCAAGATATTGAGAATTGATAGTGCTGAGGATATGTGGGAAAAGATAGATTACCTTGAAGCAAACCCACAAGAACGTAAAGCTATACAAGATAAACTTTGGAGATTCTTAGAAAGCGATGGCCTATTTGATGGATCGTTTTTACATAATCGTGTTAAACACTTTGTAAAAGAGTTCGCCGGTTTAGAATTATAATTAATAATAGATGATTAAAACTTTTCGTAATTGGAGATTAAATAATGAACGAACAAATTAAATGGGCACCTCTTGTGCCACTCATTGGTGGACAAATGCTTGGCGCTGAACGTGCGTTTGGCGTTCCACCTGAAGCAGTATATTCGTATGATGGTTTCGAAGCAAACGATTCACATTATATGAACTATCAAAACAATGTACATAACCGAGGTCTTGAATACGTACTTTTGGATTCAGATGAACCAAGAGGACAAGTTGACGTTGTCTCTGGTACTCCTCCTTGTGCTGCTCTATCTCAATTGAATACTGGTAAAAGCGAAGAAGTAAAAGGTTCAGGTTGTGCAAAGAACGAATGGATGTACAAAGTATTTGAAGATGGGATTGACCGTCTTGGTGCAAAAGTTGTGGTCGTTGAAAACGCTCCTGCATTATACACAAAGAAAGGCCGAGGTGTTGCCGAGAACCTTTATAAGATTTGTGAAGAACGTGGATATAGTTTGACTCTATATAAAACATCTTCCAAATATCATGGTTTACCTCAAGCAAGAGATCGTACTTTTGCTATTGGATGGAAATCACCTACTGCGCCAGTCATGAATTGGTTCAAGAAAGATCGCAAATCATTTAAAGATCATCTTGCTGAGATTCCTGATGGCGCGTTACAACATGATTTGATTATTAATAAGAATATTGATACAGAACCTTATTACAAATTCATCAAGGTAAAAACTAATCGTGATCCTCGTGAAGTCTGTATTGAAGAAGATATTAAATCAACCTTCCAATGGGTTCAACGTAACGGCATGTTAGAAGAAGCCAACAAATGGTTTAAAGATACCAAAAATGAGAAAGGCATTAAACTATCTGATCATGCTATAATGAAGTTTGCTGATGGTAAAGGTATTTGGGATGGTTCAGTTCACGTCTTTGGTGAATATATGAATGCAGTGATTGGTCGTAACATGGTTGATTCAATTCATCCTGTATACGAAAGATCAATGACAATTCGTGAAGCATTACACATGATGGGATTCCCTGCAGATTTTGAACTTGTTGGTGGTGTTACGAAAGTAAATCATATTGCTCAAAACGTACCTGTTCCTACATCCGCAAGTATTCATGGTGAAATTGCGAAATTCTTACGTGGTGAATTAGAACTATCTGATACAACCTTCCTACGTCAAAACAATCACAAAGAAGAAACGATGTTTGATCCTCTCGGTAAGGACATGAGACAAAATTTAACTGAATTCTTTGTATAAAACCGTTGACATAATGACTAAACTGTGTTATAATAATACATTGAACATAGGAATATAGTATGAGAAATGATTTAATCATCGACTTTGAAACAATGGGACAAGATGTTCTGGATTGTGCAGTCATTGATATATCTGTAATGGTATTTCAGTGGGACAAGTTTACATCCAACGATCCTTACACCTTGGGCGATGTGTTCAAGGTAAAGAAATTTAAATTGGATGTAGCAGAACAAGTAAAGAACTATAATTGGGCAGTTAATAGAAGTACTCTTGACTTTTGGGCTAAACAGGATCCTGAAGTAAGAAAGAATATTGCTCCTAAAAGTTCAGACTTATCGGTTGAAGACTTTGTGAAACAATTTACCGACTTTTTAATTGATGCTCCAAAGATTAGCTATTGGTGGTCAAGATCCAATTCCTTTGACCCCGTTATTCTTGAAAGACTATTTAAGTCTCAGGGTAAAGTAGGCCATTTACACTCACACCTCAAACATTGGTCTGTTAGAGATACAAGAACATATATTGACGCAAAGTTTGATTTTGGTTTAAAGAAGAACGGATTCGCTCCTTGTGCAAACGAAGATAAGTGGGAATCCGTATTTAAAGCACATGATTCTGCATGGGACATATTGGCTGATGTATTAAGATTACAGTCAATCACTCGAGCTGAAAACGACTTGGAGCAAATTACAGTATGAAGTTAGAAGTAAAGACAGAAGAACTACAAAAACAAAGACTCTTTATTGGTACACCTATGTATGGTGGTCAGTGTACAGGACTATATACCAAATCGACTAACGATTTAAGTATGCTATGTAGTTCTCACAAAATTCCAATGAAGTACTACTTTCTATTCAACGAAAGTTTAATTCAACGGGCAAGGAACTATATCGTAGATGAATTCCTTCGTTCTGACTGTACTCATCTGTTGTTTATTGACGCAGACATTGGATTTGATCCACGTGATGCATTAGCATTACTTGCATTGCAGATTTCAGATCCAGAAAAATACGATGTTGTATGCGGTCCATATCCTAAGAAGACAATTGCTTGGGAAAAGGTTGCTGCAGCTGCCAAAGCTGGCGTAGGCGTAGAGAATCCGTTTGACTTAGAAAAATTTACATCAGATTTTGTTTTTAATCCAGTTGGAGGTATAAAACAATTTAAACTCGCAGAACCAGTTGAAGTTGCCGAAGGCGGTACTGGATTTATGTTAATTACAAGAGGTGCATTAGAGAAATATCGAGATGCTTATCCTGAATTGGCATATAGACCAGACCACGTTAGGACAGAACAATTTGACGGTACTCGAGATATCCACGCTTTCTTTGATTGTGTCATCGACCCAGAATCTAGAAGGTACTTATCCGAAGACTACTTCTTCTGTAAAATGGCTCGCAAAGCTGGTCTATCAGTATGGATGTGTCCTTGGATGAAAATCAACCATGTTGGTTCTTATATCTTTAAGGGTGACATGGGATCTCTTGGTCAATTAGGTGTTACGGCAACTGCAGATAATACATCTAACAGAAAGTCTTATAATCCTATTGACAAATCTAAATAAACCTGTTATAATATACAACAATAAACTAATGGAGAAACCTATATAATGAAATTTTCTAACGAAACCTTGACGGTCCTAAAAAGCTTTACCTCTATCAACAAGTCTATCTTGTTGGCAGCTGGTTCAGTTATTAAGACTATAACTCCAGAGAAAACACTGATTGCGATCGCAAACATCAGTCAAGAAATACCAGCTGATGCTTGTATTTACGACTTATCGCGGTTTCTTTCAATTTTATCTCTATATAACGATCCGGATGTGGAGTTTTTTGATAAATACTTTATTATCTCGGAAGGAAAAAGACGTACCAAGTATGTCTTTGCAGATCTATCGATGATTCACACTCCACCAGAAAAGGAAATTGTTATTCCTACAGCTGATGTTGTTGTGGATGTAACGGCAGATACGTTGTCTTCAGTATTGAAGGCCGCAGGGGTATTACAATTTTCAGAGATTGCGTTTGTAGGCGAAGGCGGCAAATGCTATCTGAAAGCAATCGACAGTGCCAACAGCAACGCAGATGACTTTGGCGTTGAAATTGGTGAAACTGTTGATGAGTTCAGGATTATCATTAAAACTGATAACTTGAAACTAATGCCAATAGATTATGAGGTTACGCTTTGTTCAAAAGGTATCTCACAATTTAAAGGTAAAGGAGTCACGTATTACGTGGCAATTGATTCAAAGTCGACTTATAATAAAAGGTAATGAATATGAAAGATGCAATGCAAAACGGCCAACAAGGCCAACAGCAAGAGCAGGAAGCTGTAATTACTCTTGGAGATATTTCAACCCTGTTACAGATCATTGATGTGGTCAGTACTCGCGGTGGATTCCAAGGGCAAGAACTAGCTGGTGTCGGTATGCTAAGAAATAAACTCGAAGCATTCCTAAGACAGAAAGGACCAAAGCAACCTGAAGGGGTTGGTGCGGACGCCGTAGCTGTTGATACTGGTGCTGAAGGCGAATTGGCTAGTAAGCTCGTAGGTTAAACTACAGCTCATTTCTCGAGAAGTGGGGAAACTGTAAAAGGGGACCCCGCGTTTTGACTCGAATTTTTATATTATGTTTATGGTGAATTATGATTGATGCAAAATCAAATGAAGTCTTATGGGTTGAAAAGTATCGTCCACAAGTGGTTAAAGATACAATTCTACCAAGCAAGACAAAAGAATCCTTCCACAAGTTCGTATCATCTGGAAGTGTTCCAAATCTATTATTAACAGGCGGACCAGGTGTAGGTAAAACTACAATTGCGAAAGCCATGTTAGAAGAACTAGGTTGCGATTATATTGTAAAGAATGGTTCTCTTAATGTTAATATAGATACCCTCCGATACGACATCTCTACTTTCGCTTCTGCTGTTTCTCTCACAGGAACAGGTCGTAAGTATGTTATCTTTGACGAAGCAGATTATTTGAACGCAGCAAACGTTCAGCCTGCTCTTCGTAACTTTATCGAAGAATACAGTTCAAACTGTGGCTTTATCTTTACTTGTAATTTCAAGAATCGTATTATCAGTCCATTACGCTCAAGGTTATCTGAAATAGACTTCTCTATTGATACTGCTGACCGCCCACAGATGGCAATGGAATTTTTTAAACGAGTTAAGGCAATACTTGACCAAGAAGAAGTTCAATACGATCCTAAGGTTGTTGCTAAAGTAATTGAGAAACACTTCCCAGATTTCCGTAGAGTATTAACTGAACTACAATCATATGCTGCATCTGGTAAAATTGATGAAGGTATCTTTGTTAATATTGCTCAAGAATCTATTGATGATCTATTTCGTTTACTCAAAGCAAAACAATTTACCGATATGCGTAAATGGGTTGCCAAGAACTCAGATCAAGATATGAATGAAATGTTTCGTCGTATCTATGATATGATGTCGAGTAAAGTTACATTACAATCACAAGCAGGATTCATAGTTACATTAGCTGATTATATGTACAAGTCCGGTTTGGTTGCTGACCAAGAAATCAACATGGTTGCATTCCTTACAGAAGTAATGATTGAATGTGAGTATTCGTAATGCTCGGCCGCCTTGTTTGTTTCAGTTGTACAGCTAAAACTTCAAAGAAGAAAGCTTATACGGTTGAAATGATCACATCGGATGGTAAACATACAGTAACCCTCTGTGAACCTTGTGGTAAAGACTTTGATATAATAGCAAAAGAATTAATAGAGGTACTCGATGAAAGACCTAACGCCATTTGATTTTATGAACGCTGCTTCCTTTTCTAAGGATGATTTGATTCGCAATAGTGATATACCTGAACATACTGAAAAGATGTATAGTGCCTATGTGGTGAACCGCGGCTTCACTAATTTTGAGGATACGATCTTACACGCAAATGAAATGAATATGCGACATGGTTTATTTGCTGGTGCTCAGTTTGATTACTATAAAGCTGTACTTCGTAAACGCAAAAGATTCTCAAAATGGCCAAAGTCTGATAAAGATATAAACTTAGATGCAATACAAGAAGTGTATCAATGTAACCGTACAGTTGCGAAACAATATCTTAAAGTATTAAACAAAGAACAACTTGAAACTATCCATGATAAAATTAATGAAGGTGGCTAAAATAGGATTATTATAAATAATCTTAAATGGTATAAACCATTGCCACTAATAATAATTAACAGGTGAATATTAATCATGGACACAGATATTTTCAAGGGAGTAGGTGTCGAAGTTGAATTACCCACGCAGGATTCTTTCCTTAAAGTAAAAGAGACTTTGACTCGTATAGGCATTTCAAGCCGTAAAGAAAAAAAGTTATATCAATCATGTCATATCCTACACAAACAAGGTAGGTATGCTATTATGCACTTTAAAGAATTGTTTATTTTAGATGGGAAGCACAACACGCTATCAGAAGAAGATATCTCTCGTCGTAATACGATTGTTAACTTATTACAAGAATGGGAACTTGTTAAAATAGTGGATCCTTCAAAGTCAGCAGATCCGGTTGCTTCTCTAAATCAAATTAAAATTATTTCGTTTAAAGAAAAGAATGATTGGGAACTAACAGTAAAATACAATATCGGAAAAAAATAGTTGACATTTTTCTAAAACTGTTGTATAATTATATAAATAAATTTGTAAGATGCCGATAGGGTCTTACAACTAACCGATGGGTATACCATCAGATAACAATTAGTCTTGCTTAATAGGAGAATAACATGACTGGATTAAATATAAACCAACTACACCCGTTTGCACTTGGATTCGATAGAGTTTTCAACAGACTGGAGCAGTTCCCTCAACATCAATCTGCAGGCTTCCCGCCTTATAATATCAGAACCACTAAAGGTGAAAAGTTCTTTATTGATCTTGCTTTAGCAGGTCTTGATATTGATGATGTAGAAATCGAAGTAAAAGAAGATATATTAACTGTTCGTTCCACGTGGGATGAAGCAGGAGATTACTTTAACGGCGGCGGCGAATACGTTCATCGCGGAATTTCCTTTAAAAAGTTTACAAGAAGTTTTACTCTTGCAGACGACATTGAGGTAATTGACGCTAACTTCAAAAATGGTCTTTTAACAATTGCATTGGAACGAATAATTCCAGAAAGTAAAAAGGCTCGTAAAATAAAGATTAATACTAAGAAGGAATTCTTAAAAGGTTAATCTATTAATCAATCTGGGAGGCGCAATGCCTCCCATCTATAAAATGGAAACTATATAATGAAAACTATACCTAATGTAACTTTTAAAGTAAGAAGTAGAAATGTTGATAGCGGAGAGTTCGAGTGGACCTATCCTACAACAGAAGACTATTTTAAAAATAAAAGAGTAGTTGTATTTTCCCTGCCCGGCGCATTTACGCCAACCTGTTCAAATAATCAAGTCCCAGGATTTGATGTGTTACACGATCAGATCGTAGCGCAAGGCGTTGACGAGGTTTATTGTATTGCTTGTAACGATACATTCGTTATGAATGCTTGGGCAGAAGATCTAAGAGTAAAGAATGTTAAATTTATTCCGGATGGATCTTGTGAATTTACAGCAGGAATGGATATGTTAGTCGCAAAAGATAATCTTGGTTTCGGTAAAAGATCTTGGAGATATGCTATGGTCGTAGACGATGGTACTGTTGAAAGGATGTTTAGTGAACCTGGTCAAGAAGATGATTGTGCTACAGATCCCTATGAAGAAACCTCTCCTGAAAAAGTACTTGAGTATTTAAAAGGGAAAGTTTAATAAAACAATCTCCGTGGTAGTAACAGCCGCCGAGCCGTTTATGGAACTCTTCGGAGTTCCTTTTTTATGCCATGGCGCCAGACGGTAAACCAATTCCACCGCCAAATCTTCCACCGCCACCACCAAAGACAACAGCATTAGTACTATTCTGTGAAGATACTCGATTATCAGACTTATTCTGTACCATTGTATCTCCACCTTTATTATAATAGTTATTCGTTATGTTTAAAGCAAATCCACCAGCTGCAACTGTTTGTTTTTTATCTCTTTCTTCAACATCAGGAAGAATATTTGGTTTAGCTGCAGCTGCCTTTGCCGCTACTTCATCAATTTGAGCATTTAAATTGTTCGCGTTATCAACTGAAGTTTCAACAGATTCTACTTCGCCTAGTCTCAATTCAAGTAATCTTTCAGATGCTTTTAATTGTCTTTCTCTATTTACTCTTGTTTTTTTAGCTTCTTCGAGACGTTCATTAATTGATGATAACTTAACTAGTTCTCCACCAAACATAACATATTCGTCTGTGCTTTTGTTGCGTCCGGTCCCTGTCGACTTCGCTGTTATCTCACTCTTACTTGCGGCTTCGAGAGCTGCAATATTTGCATCGCCGAATATTGCATCAGTAGTCATATTGGCTCGTAAGTCGTTAACAAACTTTTTCATACCCTTTGTTGTCTCTTCAGTTAACTTTGCTGCCTGTTCAGTTCTTCCGTACTGTAATGATAACTTGTTCTGTGACATTTCATATTTTAACGCCGCTTCTAATTCGTTTGGAACTTCATCAATGTCATGTTTAAAATCCTGATACGCTTCATACCCAACTTGTCCAACACTAGTAAAGAATCCTGTTAAGGCACCAAATACAGCTCCTGGCAAAGCTCCAACTCCACCCCCGGTAACGAAACCAAACGCAGCACCAGTACCTGCGCCACCCAAAGTTCCTAATATGACATCACTAATTCCTGCTCTATCGTTTTCAAATCCTGTTAGCATTTTATCTTTGGCTACTTTTTCTTTATCAGAATATTCAGCATCAAGCGCGGCCATTTCAGAAGCAACATCTGTAGTATCGCCGTCATCCATATTTGACAGAAGTAATAAACCTCCTGAAGTAATAGCAGTAATGGCTAAATTACCTTTGACCATCTTTAACACATTTTTACCTAAACCTTTGAATCTCCCACCACCTTTCTTGCCGTCTTTACCATCTGTACCAACAACACTATCACCCTTAACACCCATATTTTTTGCAGCACTCTCCATCATTCTATACACAACAGCCCACTTAAGACCGGCCATAGCAGCTAAACTTCCAAGCAAAGTTGCTATTGGATATTCCATAGCAATTTTAGCAAACGGGCTGTTTGAAATTCTGTCATAGAATTTGGCCATTTCGCCTTCGCCAAACATCTTATCAAGTAATCCTTTAATCGCTCCGGCTAATATTGGTAATATAATTGCCCACTTGCCAATGCTTAATAACGTACCCCACGGATCTTTCTTTACTGCCATGAAGCCATCTTTTAGACCTTTAAATCCCATCGAAAGAGTTGTTTTTAAAGATTGTGCGAGGATACCAGATTCAGACTTATTTTCTTTATCTTCGATAGAATCTCTTTTAGCCTGATCGCTTCTTGCTTTCTCAACATCCTGCCATTCGTCGAATTGTGCATCTAATCTTTCATCAATATTTTTGAGTTGTGCTTCGTTTCCTTTCCAAGATTCCGTTATAGCTTTAGTTGTTTGTTCAGTGTTTATTTGAATTGCAGCAAAAGCACCAGTAAATTTGTCAAGGTTAATTGTAGTTTCTTTAATCAGTTCCTTGCCCCAGTTCCTTACACGCTCTCCCTCACGGATAAGATTATTAACTATACCCTGAGTCTCTGGACTTAGCTCTTTGCTCTTTGGTGTTGTTTCAGCCATTTATATTAACCCCGTTTTCGTTGTTCATTCTGTTCTTCTATCCATTGTACTAGCATACTAAAATAAAGATCTCTTTCGAAAGGCATCATTGCCTCAATTTCAGACACAGACCATTTGTGGTGTTGCGCCATGGAGAAAATCATTTGATAGTAATGCCCTAGCGTTATATGGCTAAGGCTTAGATAAAAAAACTACGGGTGCCCTCCACGACAAACGTATTTACTTTACCTTCACTATTCGTATATGGTAATTCTTTTCGTATCTTCGGCATGGTTTCAAAGAATAAAGTAATTCCTCGAATAACATCTCCACCGAGACTATCCATAAAAGTCTCAATATCTTCATCACTATAATCTTTAAAATTATGTACTTCATCTTCTGAAGCTAATGTATCTAAACAAGAAATCATTACAAAATAGTTAACTAACGGATCTTCGTTATTCATGCCAACAATTTTTATGAACTCATTAATAGATGGATACTTTAGAAAAAGAGTATACTCATCGTTTACTTTAATTTCATTTGTATGAGATGCATCTCGAGCAATATCAATCTCTCTCATATCAAGTTCTAATTCAATTTCTTCACCCGTGTCAGGATCTTTAATTTTGAACTTAGCCAAGTTATCAACTGAACGTGCTCTTAATGTTAAATAAACATATTCAAAATCAAACAATGCAAGTTCTTCAACATCTTTTTCAATTAAGCAATTAGAAATGATTTGTTTCATTGCTAATACTTCTTGTTCTGCGTCATTCGATTCTTGTGCAACTAACAAGATCTTTTCTTCCGCTACAGAAAAAGGTCTATATTTAGTTTTTTCACCTGTACTCGGTAAAATCAATTCCGAGATTGGTAAGTTAATTTTTGGTAGTGCCATACTATACTCCTATAATTTAAAATTGTATCACTTATATTTTTCCAAATGCATTACCAAGTCTATCTAATTTATTGATAGCATCCTGTATGCTTGTCGGTTTCCCGCTTTTTAATGTTCCTCTTACCGCGTCTCCGAAGCCTGCGATATCTCCAAGGATATCTAACAAGCCGCTTGCTCTCGATAATCTGCTATTCGTTTTTCCTGACTTTGCTCCATCGAATGACATATCAGTAACTGTAAACTGAACATCTAATGAAAGAGCTGTTTTTGTTGACCAATCTAAACTCAATGCTCCAATAGATACTGGCCATACTCCTTGTAGTTTAGTTTCGTAATATACGTCAGGATAAGAATCTGTTGAATAATGTTTAATAATCATATCACATGCAAAGTCATTCTTAAATCCAACTTCATGTGGAAGTTTACCGTCTACTTCGGCAAATGCATTATTACCTTTATTATAATTTATAATGTTTTGAGCCCAAGCGTGAAAGAACCTTAAAACATGATGATCAGAATCAACAAAGAAAGATGCACTCATAGGGCCTGGATTCTGAACTCTTGTTGGATGCTTCCTTTTCATTTGTCCTGTATATGCTATTTCAGATGTATTAATACCAATCGCAGGTATATCCATTTTATAACAAAAGAAAGTAAACGTATGACTCATATTAAAAGCATTATTTTCTGTTGGTTGTATTCTTGCGCGAAGCTGAGGTGGTAGTGTTACTTGGACAGAAAATAGATTGGACATAGCTGGGCCGCCATATCTATCGAACTGACTTTTAAATTCACTAATGTTAAATGACATTTATTAATTCCCTTCTACGATCTTTCTTGAGTCTGCCCAAACTTTCGCTGACCCGGCGTTTTGGAAACTTTGTACTGGTAAAAATAACGCAGTGTCCCATTCTGATGAATTGATTTTAACAAACTTAGATCTTACGTGTTTTGCCAAATACATTTTAACACAAGGTGCAAAGAACTTCATATTGGAAGCACTATTTAAAATCTTATAGTTTATATTCAATGTTGTATTCTCATCATAGCTTTTGTCTGATACAGTTTTATAAAGAGCATCCATTAATTGGGCTCTCATCTTTGGTGGTAAGTAATGCATATTCAATCCAAGTATACCACCCTTTACTTTATTTATTGGAAATATGCAAGGGAAGGCGTCATAGTATGGTAAAGTAGATTTATGTTTAGGATCATACCTAAAAAAGTACATTGATCCATAAACAGAATCCCCACGTAACGCTGCCTTGTTTCTTCCTTTATCAGTATTATCTACAATCTCATCTTCTGTAATTCTTTTACCTACTGCTAACGTTGCTTGGTTACGGTACCATTCCCTCGCACTCTGTGTTCTAGCAGGCACTTGCCCTTGTCGTATACCCTTTGCTAATATATCTGAAAATAAGGTTGCCACTTAACGTGCTCCTGGTATATGTTTTTCTGTCATTATTGTCCACTGCCATCCGCGGTCAGCGCAAAAGTTCTTTGCTGCTTTCCATTTTGCTTCGTTAACACCCCATGTCTTAACTTCATTTAAATATCTTCTCGATATTCTACCTGTCTTTGTCTTGTTCTTATTTTTAATATCAGGAGGTATACATTGACTGCTTGGTTTAATCTCAATCATAATTGTTTGAGGTTGCCCTGCGCCATCTCTTTTATGTACAACCACATCTGGATAATACCTATGTATCTTCCCGTCAATCGGTGATCTATATGGAACAATCACTTCTTCGGATTGCCACCATATTACATCTGGGTGAGAATCCATCCATTTAAATACCTTGAACTCCCACAAAGACCTATAAATAATTTTTGTAGGGTCACCCTTATACTTGGTCGGATTTTTTGGTCTAAATTTACCCTTATATGCCACAATATACTTTCCGATTTTTATTATAAATAATTACATTACCTGTATACATATATTTATTAGAATTAGACAGAGACAGTAAAGGAAATAAACAATGGCAAGACCAACATATGAACAAAGAGTAGCTGCAAGAGGTAGTACTGAACGACTCTTCTTTCCTGCCAACGGGTTTCCACACGGCATTCAATTAATATTCAAGAAGTATGATTATACAAAACTAGTGTTGGGCGCGCAGGGCGTAAGATCTAAGAGTCAATTTTCGAGTGCTGAAGAAACTGGTATACTGGCTGTTGAACTTCCAATGCCTAGTACATTAACAGATGCGACTGGTCTTCAAGTAAATGGATTTGAAAGAACTTTCTTAGAATCGTTTATTGCTGATACATTGGCTCCTGCATTTGATGGCAACATTGGCGACATCGCTAAAAATCTGTTTGAGTTAGGCGAAGGCGCGATGGAAAAGGGCATTGACGCTTTATTTGGAGAAGCTAAAACAGATGCGCAAAAAGCTGCGGCCAATCAAGGTTCTAAGATAGCGTCGTTTATGGCAAAAAATATTGTAGGTAATGTTGCTCCTGGAATAGGTAAAGCATTATCTGCTTCTAGAGGAACTGCAATTAACCCACAAGCAACACTTTCTTTCGAAGGAGTTAACCTAAGATCCTTCCAGTTTGATTGGACACTATATCCTGAAAGTAAAGAAGAAGCAGAAGCTATTAAAAAAATCATAAGATCAATAAAAAGAAATATATTACCAGAAACACAGCCTATAGATGGCGGTGTCATTGAAGGTGGACTTGGAGTAGGTACAGTAGGAGGTACCTCATTAAATCGAGCCTTTTTAGCATATCCTGCGGTTGTTAATATTAATCTATTAGGTATTGATGAATCGCATTTCCTTAGATTTAAACCTTGCATGTGCTCAGATTTAACTATTGACTATGGAGCAAGTGGTGAAATTATTGTTGCTGAAGGTGGTGTACCTCAGGGTGTTAAACTTTCTATGAGCTTTAAGGAACTCGAAATACAAACGGCTCAAGATTATCTAGAGCCAGAGCCTAAAGGAGACGTTGATAATGGCAACTAAATACTTTGAACACTTTCCGGTTATAGATTACCAAGGCAGAAAGGTTAGAGATATATCTCGAAGACCTTCGTTCGCAAGAGCAGTCGCAAATAACCCCTATCTTTATTATTCTTATACAGTTAAAGAAAGCGAGAGGGCAGAAGATATTGCCTTGGATTATTATGGCTCTGTAGATTATATTTGGTTAGTGTACATGGCAAACAATATCATAGATCCATATTACGAATGGCCAATGAATACTCAAACTTTTAACGACTACATGGTTGATAAGTACCAAGCACAGTCTGGTAGAATCGGAGAAGACGTTCTTGATTGGACCAAAGATGAAACAATTGACGAAAACATTATATACTATGTTAAAACAGTTTAGGAAATAACAAATGGCAGTTGATAATATTATCTTAGCACCGGAATCATTCCGAACAATTTATCTTCGTAAAGAAGATCGCGTGATTATGCGTACTGAACGTGGACAGAAGATAATCATTAAAAGAATCATTCCTGAAGATTGGGTTCCTTATCGCATCTTTGAATATGAAGAGCAAATCAATGATAACAAAAAAGAAATCTTTTTATTCGATAACGCGTTCTTAGGTCAATTATCACGTGAATTCAAAAACTCGGTAAGTACTGAATAATGTCAGAATCTTTTAATCCTTCTCATTGTACTATAGAGAGCGCTATGATTAAATCGGTGGACAATAGAGACGCTTCTATTACTGCTTTGATATATGGATTTAATCTAAAGCAATCTATCTATAGCTCTTCTTTTTCTGGAACGCTTAAGGTCTTAGACCAAGTTGGAACGTTACACGATTTCCCATTAAGGGCAGAAGAAGAATTAGAATTAATAATTAAAGGACATGATCTTCAAACAGAATTAAACATTAAAGGTCAAATAGTTAAAATTGATGGTTTAAGTAAAAACGATTTAGGCGATGGTTATTTTTATACATTACACTTTGTAAGCAGAACAACCTTTAGCGCAGGAATACAAAGCGTGATAACTGCCTTTACAAATATATCAGGATCATATGCTGCTAAAGAAATATTTAAAAAGTATTTCAATCAAGGTAAAGAATTAACAGCGGCAACGACAGTTGGTGAAATGCCTGACAACTCTGCAGGTTTACAGTTAAGTTCAAATAAAGGAAGAGCGTTTTATATTGAAGAGTCTGACGGTCAGATGAGAACGATCATTCCTGATTATACTCCATCTCAAGCAATGAACTTCTTAGCAAGTAAATCAAAAGCAGGATCACAATCTCCATCGAACATGTATCGTTTCTTTGAAACTTTTGATGGTTACTATTGGGTAACTGACGAATGGATGTTAAAAAGAGCAATAAAGAATGAAAGTAAAATTAAAGACTTTTACTATTTAAGCTTTTCAGAACAAGACGCCTCACAATATGCTAACATAATGGTAAGAAACGTTGTATCTTTTTCTAATCAGAATCATGTTGATACAGGCGCTGACATTGATAGTGGTGCTTATAAGAACACGGTAATGGAAATTGATTTCGTGAATCATACAAGAACTTCTTATAACTTTGATTATCAAAACGCAAAAAAGAAATACATTGGTATGACAGGACAACCAAGAACATCAAACGTTGGTGCAGTACATTCAGATGATTTTATTAAAAAAGTGTTTCACGATGATAACAAAAACGCAAAACAATTTGTTGTGTACCGTGATTGGCAACCTGATGGAGTTACTTCAATACCAGGCCAAGTACTTCGTACGCCACAACAGATGGTTGAGATTATTCAAAACAGAGTTGCTTATAATTATCATTTAAATAATTCAACAGTTTCTTTGGGTATTGAAGGCAGGATAGATTTGGTACCAGGCGATGTGATTAATCTAATTACACAAGAACCTAACATTGCGTTAGAAAATAAACAAAACGAAAGATTGAGTGGCAAATATTTAATTGCTAGCGTTGACCATTCAATGGAGATGAACACGCTGAATACTAAAGTGGAAGCGATAAAATATGGTTGGCAAAAAGGTGATATATGATTGATGGTTCAGGAATAAGTAATCCGTTCTTCTTCATTGGTATGGTTGAAGGCAATGTCGATGAAACACACGAAGGTCGAGTAAGAGTTCGAGCGTTTGGTGTACACGGAACACAAAAGCAAATTCCGACAACAGATTTGCCTTGGGCAATGTGTGCGGCAGGTAATTACGATCCAAACAATCCGCCTCCACCATTAAACTCTTTTGTATACGGAATGTTCTTAGACGGTAGAATGGCTCAACATCCAATCATATTAGGTTTATTGCCTGGTATGTATAATAAAGAATCAAATCCAACTAAAGACGGTGAAGGTGTTATTGCTGAAAAGAACGGCGATCTATTAGCAAGAGGTTATAGTCCAAATGATTTTAACGCAGGCGGTGGACCAGATAGATTAGCTCGTGGTGAATTATTAAATGAAACTTATCTATTACAACAAGCAGCCAATCGTACACATGATCAAAAGATTGCTGATATGGATGAAACGTGGTCTGAACCTCCACCAGCTTACGCAGCCAAATATCCATACAACAGAGTAATTAAATCAGGAAGACATAGTATTGAATTAGATGATTCTCCTGGTGCAGAAAGAATTATGATTCATCACGATAGTGGTGCATATATTCAAATAGATTCAAAAGGTACAGTTACTGAAAAAGCTGCTGCAGATCGTTATGAAATTAATATTGGAACAAAACACGAATCATCAGGTCATAGTGTAGTTACAGTTAATGGTAACGCTCATGTTTATGTAAAAGGAAATAAGACAGAAGAAATAGAAGGCGATTATAAATTACTTGTACATGGTCACGCAGAGTTTGGCGTTGGTGGTGCAATGTATTTAAATGCAAGTGATCAGGTTCAAATGAGAGGCGGAGATATTAAGATTGAAGCCAATGCAGGTATTGCTACTTTATTTGCGAAAAAGGAAATACAATTTGAAGCAAGAAATCAATTAAACTTCGTTGCCAAAAATATTAAATCAACTGCGTTAAATACTTATGATGTATTCTCAACAAAAGCAATTAAGTTATCCACTCCAGGCGATATACACAATACAGCTTCAAACATAATCAGTTTAGCAAGTGGTTTAATACCACCTACTCTTTTAACAGGAACTGCCGTACCAACACCAGGTTGGAGTTTAACAACACCTGCCATGCAAATTGCCGCAGTCACTGGAAGTTTCAGCGGAATATGGAATGCAGGAGTAGTAAATGCTGGTGCGTTAACAGCAACAACAGCAAACGCAACAACACTTAATGCAACTGCTATTAACGCAGCTGGTGTTAACACTCAAAACCTAGCAGCGCCTTTACCTATCAGTTCTGCACCAGGTGTTGTTTGTGCTCCAAATGCTGCAGACCCACTATCAATTCGTGCCGTAGCGCTACCAACAGCACCAGCTATACCAACCTTGCCTGCGATAGTACCTCCTGCTGTTTCTGCACCAGTCGTTGCTCCTTTACCAGGGATTACTTCAGGTTGGGCATATCCTACAGGTAATAGTCCAGAATTTATTACTAAGGTATTAAATCCTGTGAATGCATTTGCCGCAATTATTGCTGACTTCTTACCACTTGGTTTGGGAGCATGGGGAATGACTTTAGCCAAGATGCCTGAACCACCTAAGAAGTCAACATCGATTGTTCCGCGCGGTTATTTTGCGATGGGATATTCTGGTGGATATATTTCAGCATTAGATGATTCGGCGAAAGATCAAACGAAATCTCTAACAAGAAGAGGGAGGAGATAATGGTTGATGCATGCGTAGACGGTAATGATCAAGTAACTCAGAATACTTTATTAATTAATAAAATTCCAGCTATTGATGGTGCAGGAAGATATACTCTTGGACAAATTGATCTTGTGACTCAAGAGATTGCGAATAGTATACTCCGAGATGCAGAAACAAATCCGTTAAACAGAGCAGTTAACAAATACGGTAGTAAGATATACGACGCGACTGGTTATTTAAATGGTTTGCTTAGACAACAAATAGGTGATTTAAGTAGTTATCCTGATTTATCTAATAGATGGCAACGTGGTGATATATCAAATCTTGAAACTGCTGACTTTATGCAAACATATAACTATACACCAGCCAATTTAATTAATGATAGTAATACGCCTAAGCTAGCAAGAAACCTTGATGCATATTATAAGAATGATTTCAATACTTCTATCTTAGGTGGATTTTGTGATGCCTTTGATAAATTCTTTTTATCAGTGGATGCGTTCTTTGATTTAATTGGAGTGGTTGATGGTATCATAGCTGATGCATTAGAATTGGTTAACAAAGTTCAAAGAGGTTATGATGGTATTAAAGATCTTACAGTTCAAGAACTAATCAAAAAATTAATTAAAGCAATTAAAGATAAGATTACTGAAGTAATTGATAAAGTCTTTCAAGAAGTACAAGATATGATTAATAACTTTGACCCAGGTGCTTTAGTTGCTGATGCGGAAACATTTGTGAATGCAAAAGTTGTAAAGGGTATTATGACAACAAGAGAACAGATGTGTGCATTCTTTACTGAAGAGAATAAGAAAGGTATTAAAGATAAGATAAAAGGTTTAATTGATTACGCAGTAGCTGCATTTGAATCGCCTGGTATCGAAGAGATTCAATATATTGTAGCTAGGATCTGTGCACTTGCGGGGTCAATAGAATCGTTGATAAGGGACATTAATAAACCCCTTGATGATTATACAAGGCGATACAGTACGATTGTAGATCGTCTTAAAAACATCTCAAGAATTAATGAGTCATCTGCTATCAGAGCAGGAGCTATAAGGTATTCTCCATCAACTAGGAAAGAGGTAATAAATAGATTACAAGGTAGATGGACTTCTCCCGGCGGTAATGAATTGACTGATACAGGCAAAATACCACAGAATGTTAAACCTATTACTGCTGCGGACTATAAAAACCTTCCAAGATGTGGTAATGTATTTAATGGATCGTCAGACGTATTTAGAGTTGAAGGAGATTCGTTTGATGAAAAAGAAGGTATCGGTATATACGCCTGGACAAGAATTGACCTTGATGTTAAAGTATACCTTGAAAGATTACAGAAATTAACGAATGCGGAAAAGCCTTTAACGATAACAGAAGGCTGGGTAAGTAAAGCTTATAACACAAAAGTAGACGGACCTGAAGACAATTCACACTTGAGTGGTTTGGTTATTGATGTTAAAAGAGATATGGCAGATCCCGAAGCCTTTATTCAAAATGCATTAAAAGGTGGATTTAAATATGTTAAGGATTACCCAGAGTTAAATAAGATTCATTTAGATATAAGAGAAATACTATAATGGCAATTGCAGATTACATTTCACCAGTAAAGAAAAAGATTAATCTTAACACTGATTTTCGTAAAGATCTGCTCGTGAGTCCAGTTTCATTTGATGTAGTGCTTCTAAAAGATGAAGAAGCAGTTAAAGAATCAATTAAGAATTTAATATTAACAGATCGCGGCGAAAGATTAATGCAACCTTATATGGGTGGCAATATCAGAGCAATGTTATTTGAAAATTTAACACCCGGTACGTTAAAATTAATAGAAGATAGAGTAACGTCAACAATTCAG